TGATTAAAACTTCTTTTGCGTAAGGCGTATTGGAACCGGACAAAACTTGATTCACACCACTTGTCAAAATGATTTGTTCTTTGTTCAATCCTTTTTCCTGATATTCCGCCGTTTGTCCCTGAACGGTCACGCTTGCAATTGATGCAACCGGCGCAAAAGGAATTTGAATAAACCCTTCAACAACGTCCAAATAATACTTCCGTTCTTTTGCAACTATGTCACGCGAAATGTAGTTTTCACACCAAATGCGCGCTTGGACAATCATGCGGTCAATCAACGTGTCGTCAGCGGTTGTGTCAATACGAACGTAGTCTTTGACGTCTGAAGTTGTAATCAATTCCGAACCCGTTGTCGATACGATTTCAATTTGTCGCATTATTCTTCAATTTTGGGTTCTTCTTTTTTCGCCTTTTTTGCTTTGGGTTTGGGTTCTTCTTTGTGTTCTTCACAATAACCCTTTGAAACCCATTCATGCCCGGTGATTGCGCCAACGGTGTAAACTTCACCGACTTCAAACAAGTTTGAACCATGCTTGATGCGCTTTGTCATTTTTACTTTCATGATTTGTGATTTTATTTAACAAAAATACAAAAAAAAACGCCGAACAAATTCGACGCTTTTTCCTAATGAAACAATGAAAAAATCCTACTGATTGAAGAATGGTGCAAAGTTATTAAAAAAATTCGAATACTTTCCGCCGGGTGTAAACCTGAATGCGCGTTGTTCCTTATTTGGAATAATAAAGAAACCGTCAAAAACATATATTGCAAAAACGTCAACCAAATCTTTATTGTAAAAATTTCCGCTTTGTAACATAGTAACATGAACACCCTTTTTGTCTTCAGATTCATTGCGGTCATTTGCGTTTTTGATTTGGACTTTTGAAAGACGCCCTTCGTGTTCAACAATACAATCGTACCTTGACGAATCAAGCAAAGGCATTGAAACATTCAATCCGCATTCCATTGCGGCGGTCGCGAATTTGTATTCCGCGAAACAACCCTTTTGATTGGTGTTCATTTGTTTTTGTTGGTTGTAACTAAATTACAAAAAAAACCCGCTGAATGTTCAACGGGTTTTCAACAATAAAACTAAGTAATAAAAAAACCAAAATTAAAAATCCGACTTTCGCCGAATGCGGTGTTCAAGTTCTTCAATTCGTTTTGAAACCCTTGACAAAAATATCTTATCATGAACGGTCATGAAATCCGATTTGGATTCCAATTCCTTCAACTGTTCTTTTATTTGCTGAATAAGTGTCATAATACAATCGTGTCAAACCAAGCGGCAAACGCAAGGAATCCAACAATCAACGCGCCAACACCAATTGTGAAAACGCCGACGCAAATCATTTGTTCAAATTTTTTCATTGTTTTAAAATTAATGGCGGGGCGAACCCCGCCGGGTTTTTATTATACTTCCAAAATTTCTTCAGCTTTCCAACCTTGTTTGAATGACTTGATTGTTGCGCCGTTGATTGTATTGTAACGATGACAAAAACGAACAAATGGTTTGTCGTCTTCAATTCCGGGAAAGTTAGATTGTGAAAACCAAAACCAAACTTTGTCGTCTTTTGTGAATCCAAAGTGCGTTTCGTTTGTTCCCATATTGAAAGAGTCATTCAAATCACTATATTTTGAACATACGTTTGTGTATGCTTCAAATTTATATCCCTTTTTGATTGCGGCGTCGATGTAATTTTCAATTGATTTCATAATTATTTCATTGTTTGATATGTCAAAGATAAAACAATTCTTTTAAATACCAAATTTTTTTTCAAAAAAAAAGTAAAATTTTTTATTTGTACGAAGGAAAGTTTTGTTTTTCAGGACAAAATTTTGTTTTTCAAAACATATAAGACACAAAAAAAAGGGACACAAATGCGCCCCTTTTATGGTCTATTTGCTTATTTATTAAGCAGTTTCAAGCGCGGCTTTGTCAACGCTGAAATCACCGTTCACAAATGCGTTTGGTAGGTAGTTGGTTAACGCTACGCGTTCCATGACGCGACACGTTACGAATCCATCGCGGACATTGGTTCCGTCTTCTCTGAAGAATTCAACAGAAACATTGTCACGAATCCAAAGTTGTGTTCCAACGCTAAAGTTTCCGATAAGATATTTGTCGGAAGTGATTGCAGTTGAAAGAACTACGGGAACGCCGTTGATACGTGGTTCCAAACCTTGATACCATTGGTCTTTCAAATAGTTGTTATTTGAATCTTTCAATAACAATATCTTATGAAAATCCGTTGGATTAATCATGATATAATTTGCTTGATAGTTTGCAAGTGCAAGTTGGTTCATTGCAACAGTCAAAACGTCAAATTCATTTGCGCTTTCAATTGCGTTTGCGAACCCGCCCGCTGCAAAATCCGTTGAATCGGTAATGATACCACTTAATTGTGGTGCAACACCGGTTCCGCTAAGGATTTGTGTGTCTTCAACTTCTAAAAGTTTTTCAGGCGCACGCGATGACAAATAGCTTGTCAATTGTGGTGTATCCGCAAGCATTTCTTCTGAAATTCTAAAATAGGTCGCAATCTTTTGAACGTTGGCATCACTTGCGGTGAAATCAAAGTCAGATTGTGGAATTGTAGAACCTTCGGCAGTTGCCGCCGCGCCATTGTCATACGCGCTTTCCTTTACGAAACGAACGACGTCCGACGCAGTCGAACCCGTTGGAATAAGTTGACGAACGTGTGTTGAACGCGTTGGGTCAAACTTATATCCCGCAACTCTGTCCGCCGGAATAACTTCACCGGTGTACGAATTTGCAGTTGTCATGTCGCCCGCTTTAATATCGAATTTTGCGGAACGCGCAGTTCCGTTTTTAAGGGCGTCAAGCGCACCTTCGGAAATTGCTTTTGTTAGTGAATTTTTGAATGATTTTGGTTCACGACTTTCATTGAATTTTTTAGTCGCTACTTCTTGGGCGTCAATTCTTGAATTTAGTTCGTTGAATTTTTCAGTCAACGCGTTGAATTCGTCTTTGTTAGTTGACGCAACGTTTTCAAATTTGACTTCGATTTCTTTTGCAATCGCGTCAATTTGATTTTTTGTGTTTTCTTCCATGATTAAAATTTTTGGAAAAGGTTTAACATATATTTGAATGGTTCGTCAGCATCAACCTCGTTTTTCGGCAACGTGGTTTCCTCAACCGGCGTTGTGAATTGTTCAAACAATGATTTTAGCTTCAACAATTCGGCTTCAATGGACAATCCCATTTCGTCCGATATATTGCCTTTGCGTATTAGCTTGGCAAGTTTTTCAAAACGTTCACAATGTTGCTTTGTCAACGTTTCATTTTTTACATCAAGGATTTTCGCTTGGTCATTGGCAGCAATTGTGACCGCGCTTATTTCGTACAATTTAACCTCTGATATTTCGCGAATATCCCCTTTTTGTTGTTTTTGTATTGGCATGATTCCAACCGAATTTTCGGTGATGACGCCGGCTTTCATAAGTTCAATTGTGTCCATTCCAAGTTGCGTTTTGGCAACCTCGGCAACGAAAACAAGTCCCTTGTCGTCTTCATATAGTTCAACCATTTTTCCAATTGGCTTGAACATGTCGTGTTGATATAAGTATTTCACACGTTCGCCGTTTTCTTCAATGGTCTTTTTGTAAGCACCTTTGACAATCACGTCGTTGTCGGAATCTTTATTTCCAAAATATGAACCGTAACCCTTGACAATGCCCGCCTTCTCATCGGCGTCAAGCAATTCCCCAACGGGCGCGGTCTTGAATAAAATTGACATATTTTTATTTTTTACAAATTTACAAATTTTTAATTTAGACAATTGACGACGTTCCCGCGCCGGACAAGCCAACACCAACCCCCGTCAATCCTTCACGCGCTTGCGCACCTTCAATCGGAATTGGAATAATACCGCAACGACAATTGATTCGATTTGCCGCCGAACCTGAAGGGTCACCGGGGCGTCGCATTTTATCACTTCCAAAAACAGTTGGCACGTCAAAAAATCCGTCAAAAGGAATATCCGGGTGACGTTCCATTTCAACGTGGTCGGCTTTGTCGCCTTCAAAAAAAGAACGAACACGACCGTCGCGCGCGGTAATCCAACGTTTGTTTAATTGGTCCGGCGGAAACAAAGTTGTCGCACCTTTTTCAACGCCAAGGTTTGCCGCGTTTGTCGCTTCAGTACGAACCAACCGGCGCGCTTGGAAATCTGAATATCGTGTGAACTCTGAACGCAATATCCGGGCGCGTTCACGTTCGCCAAGTGAATTGAATTCAGGGTCTTGCATTCGTCTTTGCAAAATCTTTTTAAGTGTTTCAAGTGCCGTTCCTTGAACCAAAACAATTTGCGTTCCGGCATGTTGTAAGGCGTAAGCATTGAATGCTTGTTGAAACACGTCTTCAAGTTTTTCCGAATCAAATGATTTTGGAATGTACCGCCGAAAGTTGTTTGCATACCATTTCGCAAAGTCCATTCCGATATCGGTATAAATTGCAATGTATATGTTTTTCCAATCGTCGGTTTTGAAAATCCCTTCAGTTTGAATGTTATTTGTTTGAATGAACGTGTCAATTGCTTGAAAATAGTTTCGTTTGTAGAAACGCTTTAAACGCGCGACAAGGCGGTTTTCAGCACGTCCAAGTCGCTTTGAAAACGCCGAACGCCAATCGTCAACGAAATCTTTTTTAATGTATTCCGATTTGTACCGGTCAAATTGTGAATAACAAAACGCAAGTCGTTGTTCCCGGTCGGGAAAATCCTGAATTGATTCGGGGTCAATTATACACCGCGAAACAAATTCTTGTTGCGTTTCATTTTCCCTTGGTGTTGGCATGCTTATTTTTTTATGTTTTTGAATTCAAAGTTCACGCCCGAAATGGAAAGTTTGTCAATAACTTCGGTTTGTAAGTCGCGCAACGTTTTTTCAATTTTGTCTTTTTCGTCAATGATTTGCGCAACTTGTTTTTCCAAACTTTCGTTTTTCGCTTTCATTTTGGAAACTTCTTCAGGGTCTTTGCCAACAAAAGTTGCAATCACCAAAGACAATGAACCGACAAGCATTCCGACAATCACTTTGAAAATGTCGTTGTTTGATTGTGGGACTTCGTAAAAACTAAGAAACAATAAAAGTCCGATGACAAGGAAAAAAATAATTCCCGCACCAATATAACCGCGAAATTCTTTGTCTTTGTGAATGTTCATTTTATCGTATTTTATCAATGAAATTTTGTATTTCGTTTACATCAATGTCAAGTGAAAATGACAAATCCGCTGACCATTGTTTGACGGGTTTGTTTCTATTGTAAACAACAATTGTCGGAACGGTTTGAATTTGTGATTTCATTTGATTGCTTTGATTTTCCAACCAAGCGAATTGAACTTTGCAACCAATCAAACCATTCAGGTCGATTGTTTTATTTTGATTCCAACGGGCGTTGATTTGTAGAACTGTTATATCGTTGCTTTCAATTGGCGCATGAACTGATTTGATAGGGACAAACAAAGCCAATAAGACAAGCAACAAAGTTTTCATTTTATCTTGTTTTTAATTCATACAAACGCGCTTCAATGATTTCAAGTTTTTCAAAGTTTTTTTCAATTAGTTCCCGGTTGTTCATGACTTCAGTTCGAATCATATTATCTTTCATGTCAAATTCCTCACGCGATATTGTTGGGGTTGGTTTCAACATAGCTTCGGAAATTTTTGCTTCAAGATTCCAATAAAAACCCGTTGCGATAATAAGCGCACCCGCCAACGAAATCATTGTTTCGATTGACATGTTGAATTTCGTTTGTTTTGAAAGTTCTTTCATTTTATTCGTTTTCTAATTTGGACAATGTTTCTTTCACCCAATCACGCATTTGCGTTCCGCCCCAAAGATTCCATGAAACGAACCCGTTGTCTTTCCATGGGGTTTCTTTGTATTGTTCAGCGATTTTCTCGTTGCCTTCATGACGTGCAAAAAATGAATTGATTCTTTTTAGCATGTCGATTGTCAATGGGTCGCGGTTTGCAATCATTGAAGCACGTCGCCAACCCGTAGGCGTCCCGGCGGTAACTTCGTCGCCGTATTTTTCGCGCCATTCAAGCATTCGTTTTGCGTTGTTGGTTGCGCTTTGTGGGTAATTGTCAAACGTGTGACCGTCTTTTTCTTCTTCTTCTTTTGAACTCATGGGGTGTCCCTCGGGCAACAAATCGGTGTCATGTTTTCCCGAACGAAACTTTCCGTTTCTAAGTGCAAACAAATAAGAATTCACACGTCCCATTGCCCATTGTTCAGGCGACGAAACAGTCGGTCGAACTGATTCCGGGTTGGTTCTATATGCGCCAACACCACGTTCGTAAACTTCAAACAACGTGTCAATGTCAGTTGATTTGTCAGGGTCGTTGTCCACTTCGTCGTTGTGTTCTTCAACCTTGTTTTCAAGTGCGGCTTTCAAACGTTCCGAAATTTCTTTTTCTTCTTCTTCTTCTTCATGACCGGATTTGTTTGATTCGGCAATTGCGGCTTCATAAAGTTCATGCGATTCAAAAGGCATGTACACAACTTCGCCGTCAAATGAATGTTCATGATGTCCCGTTCCGCCAAGTTCAACCGCACGCGCTTCGGCTTCATCAACCGTTGTGAATACGTCGGTCATTCCGGGGACAAGTGCCTTGAATAGCTTAACCATTTCGTCAATTGGCTTGTCTTCTTTCGGGTCTTCAATTGGTTCGGGGTCGGGCATTTCAACACCAACGTTTTGTGTTGGAATAAGGTTCGCCGGAATGTAGTAGTCATCAAGTGCGGGTGTGTCTTCGTCTTGACCGTAAGACATTGCAATTCGTTTTTCGTTTGGCGTCAACCACCACGCTTGCGTCAATTGTCCAACGACTTTTTCGGTTTCTTCTTGCAATTCAGGAATCGAAGTGAAATCAAAATCAAGGAATAAATTGTCACCAAACTTTGGAACCAACCAACGGTTCAATTCGTCGCGTACTTTGACAAGTTCAGGAATCACGCAATTTTGATACAACGCCTTTTTCGCTTCACGCATATTGTTGTAAGTGCTTGATTCGGTGTTGTTCAATAGCTGAACGGGAACGTTGAACACGTTGCATAAATCTTTGATAGATGCGTTGTATTGTTCAATTAGTGACACGTCCGCGGCGTTCAATCCGAAGTTTACCCATGAAAGTTTTTTCGGCGTTATAATAACATCACCGGCATTTCCTGAACCTTGGAATTGTTGGCGGAATTTGTCTTTCAATTGTTGCGCTTGCATTTCATTAAGGTCGCCTTCTTCACTCATTAAGACACCACGCGCCGTTTGGTTTTGTAAGTATTTCACGCCCGTTGTGACCGCTTCATTGTTTGTTGTAAGTGAACGAAGTCCGGCACGCAATGGGGATTGACCGTACAAATGTGAACCCGTCCCGTCATAAAAGGGGTTAAAGTCCTTTATATGACAAATGTCGTCGGCGGGCAAATCAAATGTCCCGTTGTATTCAATTCGATATCCTTTGACCGGTTGCATAAAACCGCCCGAAACAATTTCCATGACTTGCGACGGCATGACATAAAGTTCAGAATAACGCCCTTGATTCATTCCCGTTTCCGGTGCAATTCCATAAACGTATCGGTTGCCGGTTAGTTTACCGAATGCAATAAGTTCAGTCAAAAAGGAATTGTAAGATTGCGAAGGATTTGGACGTTCCAATAGTTCATGAAGCGGCGTTCCTTCCAATTCGTTCAACGCTTGCTTTCGTAGGATTTCAGCTTTGTAAAGTGCGCCGGAATCAATTGTCCCGCTTGTCAATGCCTTGTATCTTTTTAGGTCGTTTTCATTTGTTTTTTCATACACTTGAAACGGAATGGTTGTTGCCGCTTTTGTGATAATGTTAACAAGTGAATAGATTGTCGCATTCTTTCGATATCCTTGTTGAATGTAAGAATCGTCGTTTTCAGGATTCCAAACGATTGATTCACCCAAATACTGATATATTGCCTTGTTATATGCCGCCGCGGTTTGTTGCGCGTTTTTTGTGATTAGATTGCTAAGGCGTTGAAGTAATGAAGCCATGAAAGAAAATTTTGTTCAAATTTACGAAATTTTAAATGACAAAGAATTCGTTTCGGTTTTTGAATCTTGAATACAATCCATAGCGCAAACAATCCATTGCATGGTTGTCCCGGTCAACCGCTTTGTTGATAATTGTACCGTCTTTCAATTCTTCCCAAACGTATTTCATTTGTTCGGATTTGACGTTGATTGCTTTGTTGGAAATGTAGAAATCAAATTCACGCATCAAAGACAACCCGGCATTGATTGAACCCGCGCCCTTAATAGCGGGTTTTGCAAGGATTCCCATTTGTTTTAGTTCTTCAATTGACTTTGGTTCGGCGGAATCACAATACATCAAAAGGTCATTAAGTCCCAACGACTTTAAATGATTTGCAATGTCACGATTTGTCATTCCGGTTTTGTACAATACTTCTTTGACAAACACTTTGTCGTTCTTCTTTGCAATCAAACAAATTGCCGTCGGGTCATTTGTGTAACCAAAGTCACAACCCATGAACCAATCAAGTTCTTCAGGAAATTCCGATTCGTCAATGTAATTCCAATCACGAAAGATTTGTCGTTGACTAAACACCGCGCGTTGCCCTTCACCGTAGACACGCCAAAAGTCCGGGTCGCGTTTCTTCAGGCGTTCCAATTCCTTTTTGACTTCCGGCGCAATGAATTTGTTGTCACGATAGGTTGAAATGAACAAGTCGGCGTCATCACGTTCACAAAGGTCGTAAATGAAATGGACGGGGTCTGAAGGGTTGAACGACATTAGTATTTCGCGCTTTGTACGCATTGACAATTGGCGAAAGTCTTCAATGTTTAGTTCGTTGCATTCTTCACACCAAAGGACATCACGCGTTGAACCCCTAATCTTTTGCGCGTCGTCGGCTGAAAAGAATTCAATTGTATGTCCATTGTAGTTGAACACCAATTCGGTTTTGTTGAATTCGCCTAAATAATAAACGCCAAGTGATTTTGCAATGATATTGAAGTCCCTTAAAACCGAACGTTTCAACGCCGGCAATGTTTTTCGGACAATTGAAATCGTGATTGGTTTTGTTTCTGTTGTGATTAGATACAAACAGTATTGCATCAACGCCCATGATTTCCCGGAACGAGAACCGCCCTGAAAAATTTTGATTCGTTGTTTTGAATTGACCGCTTCATAAAATTGGCGGTTGCAAAATTCTTTCACCCTTCGTTTTCCGCTGCCGGTGTCCATTCAATAACCTTTGATTCGATAGTGCCGTCGTGTTGGATTTCTTGGCGTTCAATGTAACCACGTTTTTTTCCTTTTGTTTTTAAATAAAAGATTGTCGCGGTTGTATTGTCGTCTTTGATTTGTTCAAACAATTTGGATTCAACAAAGTCAAGTGCAATGTCTTGAATTGCATCGACTTCGGCTTTGAACTTCGGGTCATTGTTATAATACTTATAAAACGTTGACCGATTGCATTTGACTTTTTTGCATGCAGTTGTCACAACGCCAAGTGATTGTTCAAGTGCTTTTATCAAATTGTTTTTTAGTATGTTGGTTTTTGTAGCCATATTGCAAAGATAAAATAAAAAAACCGCCCGAAGGCGGTCTTCAAAATAACCCTAAAAATATGAACACTATTTTTTTAGATAGACGGGTTATTTTTTTTAGTCTTCAAGGACAACCCAAAAAACACGTCCGCCAAATGGGTCTTTCCAAATGTATGACTTTGTACCATGGTCACGCATTAAATTGTGTTGACCTCTTTCAGCTTGTGTTCTATTGATGTAGTATTTGTCTAAGACTTTCAATCCGTTGTTTAAAGTAGTTGTTTTCATTGTTGTTTCATTTTGTTAGTACAAATATAAAACATTTTTTTTAATTACAAAACTTTTTTTAAGTTTTTTTTATTTTTTTTTATTTAGGCGTTATATTTTAAAACCTTGATTGATTCTTGTTTCGGATAGTATGCCATGATTTCAATGTCGTTTGAACTTCCTTGTCTTGGTTTCCTTCCGCCCTTTTTTATTTCACCAATCAAATCATTCAGTTTTGCATATACAATGCCGTCAAAACACGCCCAAATGACAATTGGATTTTCGGCGACTTCTTTTAATTTATATATTTTTCGGATTGCTAATGGCAAAGGGAAACAATCTTTTATCATTCGCAACCGCCCTTTGACTTCAACATGCGTTCTATATTCACTATTGAACACAACAAAGTCAACGTCCCATTCGCTTTGTTTTTCAAAGTTTAGATTGTAAGCGGCGCAAAACGTTTTGATTGCTTTTGTTTCGCGTTCCAAGTCTTTTTGACTTTCAAACCTCATTTTGTTTTATCTGTTTTTCCCTTGTCCCCTTCTTGGTTGTTTGTACCCTGTTTGCCCTTTTGATGCATTCTTTGAATGAACGCCTTTGCGTTTTTTACGCGGCTTTTGTGCTATTTGTGTGAAGTTCCATTTCATTTCCAAACAATTGAAATTCCAAAAATTAAAATAAAAAACTGAAGTGAATGATGCGTTTGTTCAACTTCTTCTTGAAACAATTCAGGATAGTTGTCTGAATTAATATAGTGAACACCAAAAACAATCCCCTCAATTGGAAAAAAGCTAAACGAAAATATCATGACTTGTATTTTTCACAAAGATACAAATACAATTCCCAAATCTTTTTGGACGCGTCTTTGTTGTTTCGATATATGTTTGGCGAACGTGTGACTTTGCCATTGTCCCAAATGTCAATGAACAATCCTTTTTTGGTTGCGACAATGTATATTTTGATGCCGTTTTTATTGCACCATGATTTCGCCCGGAATGCTTTTGTGTAGTCCATTAAAACAATCTTTGTTGCGCTTTGTGTTGTTCAAGTCGTTTCATTGCGGCGTCAAAATAGTCTTTGTCAATTTCACACGCCGTTAAATCAAATCCAAGGTTATGACATGCAATTGCAATTGAACCGGAACCCAAATGGGTGTCAAGGATTTTGTCGCCTTCTTTTGCGTAATTCATTAAAAGCCATTCATAAAGGTTTATTGGTTTTTGACAAGGGTGCCACCTTAAATTGTTTTCCCAATCTATTTTGTTACCAATAACATTTCCTATTGACGTATAATGATATATTTTCATGTTCACACCAAAGCTATGTGAAGCGATATCACAATCAGACAAACCTTTTGGTGCGTTTCTTTTACCACCACCTGTCTTGTCGTGTATTATTCTACCCACATCATCTATATTGGGAGAACGGAATCCTGA